AATAGTAAGATTTATGCTATCAAAAAAGCTTTCCTTACAAAGCTTGAGAAAGACGGTTACAATCTTATTAATTTCAACGACTTTTTGAAGCGTCAACTCAAAGTTGTTGCACAAAAGCACTTTAAGAATCTTGCTTCTATTAACAAGCTTGTTGAATATTGCAAGAAAGACTATGCTACAGAAGAAAAGACTGGTGGTGGATACCGATATTATCAGCACGGAACAACAGATAAGCAGTTTATGTTTCATATTCTGAATATCTTTGGTCTAGATTATGACAAGTTTATTAATAACAAGAACCTTGTGGACTGTTTGAATAAGACCATACTCACAGAGTTCTTTGCTAATACTGTTCATGTCAGTCCTTTTAATATCCCACGATTCAGTCAAACAGAATATCTTTCTCATATCTCTAAGCTTATGAAAGAGGCGGGGATTGATAACGTGGATGGTAAGGAAATTCGTAATGCTAATTTGGCCTACAATACTTTAACAAACATGATTGTTAATTACTTGTACTCTGGTAATAATAATGCAGATGCTTATCTGAAGATTATTCGTGGAACTTCTGAGGAAGATTTGAAGAGATGGAAAATCTCTGAAATTAGGGAAAAGATTAAGACTGAGGTAGACAAGAATCCTATGCTCAAGGTTATTATGGGAAATCATCAAGTGTCAGGCAATCTGGTAGATCTTAAGTCTAATCAGAATCCTATCATTGAAGATCGTTCATACTATGGAAAGCAGAGTAGGGATTGGGTTGAGCAGATGAGCCAGGAAAATATTGACCTATTTAAGATTCAGTTGAGTAGTTTGATCAAGTAGTCAGAAATTTCTCAAGACCCCTTGACAAGCTTGCCGATTAGTGTAAAATGACAGTATCACAGGTATCGTAACTAAAAACTAGGAGATTGGACTATGGCTGTTCCGTTTATGTTTGTTGATGGTAATTTGACGCTGGTTCTTAATAATCAGAGTTATCAAGTTTTGCCGGATCATATCAACTATAAGTTGATTCTGGAAAGACTTCCCTCTGCTACGGCAGAAGAACTGTTGGAAGTTGTTGATGTTCAAAAAGCCGTTGCTACTTTTAGTGATGGTCTTGTGGAGATTAAGAATGGTCAGGTTACTTATGAAGGTGAGCCTGTTCATGGATCAATTAGCAAAAGAATTCTAGAGTTTATGAGCAAGGGACTACCGTTCCAACCCCTCGTTAATTTCCTGAATAATATCATGGAAAATCCTAGTATGCAGAGTCAAAAGGAACTTTATGATTTCCTTGAACATGAGCATCTGCCAATTACTGAGGACGGTCACTTTCTGGCTTATAAGGCAGTAAGGAGTGATTATAAAGATAAGTATCGTGGGGTTTTTGATAATCGTGTTGGTCAGATTTGCACTATGCAACGAGCAAAAGTTGATGACAATCGTGCTAGAGGATGCTCTGATGGTCTTCATGCTGGTGCTTTGAACTATGTTGCTGGTTATGGTAGCCTAGAATCTGGTGATAAGATTGTTATTGTTAAGATTAATCCTAAAGATGTTGTGAGTGTTCCAAGCGATTGCAACTGCGAAAAGCTTCGCACATGCCGATATGAAGTTGTTGGAGAATATGAGGGTGAACTTCTAAAGCCTCTGTATTCTGCCGATTTTAGTCAGGATGACTATGAGGATGAGGACGAAGATTATACCAATGAAGAAGGGTATTGGGATCAGTTTGATGATGAAGATTATGAGGATGAGGATGAAGATGAGGATGACGAGTATTACAACAACAACTATTAATAGTTGCAAAAAGTGGAGTCTGGTGACTAAGATTATAGCCTCTAGTTTAAATTAAACATACGCTATATGAGAGGGTTCGATTCCCTCCTACTTATTTCTTCTTAAAAAGATAAATATTTATATGCACGAACCATATGACGATTATTATGAAGATAACTATGACGATAGTCATGACTATGATCAGGGTAAATCGAATCTAGATAAATTTTATTTTAAATTCTATGTACATAGTAATCCACTATCAGATTGGCTAAAGAATACCATTGACGATCTTATCAATAAGACTCCTGTTTCGTTACCTATGACTGGGTTTGTTCCATCATACACTGGAGCGTCAAATACTCCTTTGTATGTTGGGAACAACCAGTATCAAGAAACAATTTGGAAAAATAAATATTTCATAGAAGCTAAGATAGATATAGAGTATAAGAATCATCTTAAAAATAATGCAGTTCATTTTGTCCAGCAACCACTCTATTATAGGAGTATGTTTGATATTCTAAATTAGAAGGAACATAAGGATATGCTGGTAACAATTTTGTTTGCAATATTTTATAACTCTAGTATGCTATCAGAAACACCCTTTTTGGCCTATGAATTAGCTAGTAGTATGAGTCAATGTCATAAAATTGATTGGGTTAGAATGGAAGATGAAAATCATAATATCCGCTACACTATTACTCTGCATAAAGTACCAGATTTTGCAGAATGTACTTTTGAAAACACTTTATTAAAACAACATCTTAAAAAAGAAGACAAAAATGAAAAATAATGGATGGTATATCGTAAAGGACTTACCTTCTTTTATTGATCATGCAAGAAGGTTAGTGTTTAAGTTTTTTGGAGAAGTTAATAAGAACGCATCGGATTCATTTACTGGGCTTATAGCTGGGCTTACTCCTACAGAAGAAGAAGAAATGGATGCTATGTTATCTTTTTCTGAATGTGAGATTATTGCTAAGAATTTTCTGAAAAAACAAATACATAGAAAAACTAAAGCTATTAGATATTATATTAACGACACTATTTTAACTGAAATGTTAGAGTCATTTAATAGCAGAATGGTTAGTAATATTCTAAATAAATTAGTTAATGATGGATTATTGGAAAGCGCTTTTGATGAAGAGCGTAATGATTTTATCTTTTGGGTAAATGAAAATAATGCAAACGAAAAAGAAACTCCAGAAACCGATTGATCAAGATATTCATCTAAAATATAGATGCCAAAAATGTTCTCAAGAGCATTGGCTTTCCTATAAAGAAGCGTCAACTATACAATTTAAAATTGTATGTGATTGTGGAGAGGTATTTAGAGTAAAAAGAGTGATTGGTTTTGAACTTAAGTTTAAGAATCAAAAATCTAAACAAAACAAACCAACATCAGACAATGCTATAAAAGAGCCAGAAAAAACACCTATTGATCTATTAGAAAAATCTGTTATACTATTAGTGGGATATGGATTTACTAAGAAAGAGTCTATTGATTTAATTAATGCTTCTTATACTAAAAATCCAGTTAATGATTTTGCGTTATTGGTTAAACAAACTTTGGAAAATATTAGGAATTGAATATGTCAAATAATGCTGTGCGTCCTTCTAAATTTAGTGATGTAGTAGGCCAACAGGATGTTGTGAGTCGTTTGAGAATCATGGTGCATGGGTGTTTAAACTCTGAGGGTGTGATGCCTCATGTTTTAATAGATGGGCCTCCTGGCCTTGGTAAAACAACCATAGCGGGTGCTATAGCGAACGAACTCAATGTCAATCTGCACGTTTTGAACGCTGCCAATATTCGTAGTATCAAAAATATTCTACCATATCTTATGGGTATTGCTCCTCGCTCAGTGTTATTCATCGACGAGATCCATAGACTACCAAAGATAGTAGAAGAATTTCTGTATCCTGTAATGGAAGATTTTGTGTTGAATATCACAGTAGAGGATAAGCCAGAGAAGATTGATCTTCCAATGTTTACTTTGGTTGGAGCAACAACTAGTGGTGGTACTTTAAGTCAGCCATTCTATGATAGGTTTACTATCAAAGAACATTTGTCATTCTATACTGCTGATGAACTAGCTAAACTAGCCGGATTGAACGCAAAAAAGCTTGGACTAATTATTTCTGATGAAAATCTATTGGAAATAGCCAAAAGAAGCAAGGGAACTCCGCGTATTTTAAACGCTAGGCTTCAGTGGTATAAAAATTATGTAGCTTTCTATAAAGATAAAGCAATTAATATAGATGAAGTTTTTAGTAGTCAGGGTATCGATAATAGAGGGTTGGATGTTTATGATAGATTATACTTGGAAGTATTAATAAAGGCCAAGGGTAATCCTCTAGGACTTAAGAGCATATCTTCTATGAGTGGCATAGCTATAGATACGATAGAAAACAGTATTGAGCCATTTTTAGTAAGAGAGGGGTATGTTAATAGAACCAGCAAAGGCAGGGTAATAGGGAGAACTAATACCTAAATAATACGCATATATGTGTATCTACATAGTATATTCTACTTAAAGTGGTATTACTATGTTTAATTTATTTAGTAAAAAAATCAGATGTGCCACAAGATCGCCCAAATGGTCTACGGTAAGAAAAAAACATCTAGAACAAAATCCTATCTGTATAGCCTGTGGTAAAAAAAAGCAACTAGAAGTTCATCATAAAAAACCAGTACATATTCATCCTGAACTAGAATTAGACCCATTAAATCTAGTTACATTATGTTCTAGTCCTTGCCATATTATTTTTGGCCATTTAATGGATTGGAAAAGCTGGAATATATCAGTAGAAATGGATGCTACTGTGTATTATAATAAGGTAAAAAATAAGCCTTAATTCAATAAGAGGCAGTATATGTTGCTTATACTGACTTTAATATTTTCTGTATTTTTTAATATTGCTTATGGTGGTACTATATCTCCATCGTCTAGTGATGAAAAACATATTGAATATGGTTCAAAATTTAATTATGTTTTAGTCATATCTGGAGAATATGAAACCGGCCCCTTTTTTGCATCATCTGTTGCAATAAGTCCTTCTTGGATATTAACGGCAGCTCATGTTGTTGATAGATCAAAGAAGTGTTTTATCCATTATAATGATAAAAAATATGAGACTTTAAATGTTATCAAACACCACGGATTTAGTGATAACCAATTTGGATTACATGATATTGCGTTAATACAATTAGCGGAAAATCTAGATTTAAAATTTTATCCAGAACTTTATCATAATAACGACGAAGAAGGTAAACTTTGTTCTATATCTGGCTTCGGTTTAACTGGTAATTTTCATACTGGAGTAGAAAAATATGACGGCAAAAGAAGGGCTGGGTCTAATTATATTGATAAAATTGATAGAAACTTATTAATATGCAGTCCATCTGTAGAGCATAAAAATACGGAACTAGAATTTTTAATTGGTCGTGGAGATAGTGGTGGTGGATTATTTATAGGTAATAAATTAGCTGGTATTAATTCTTGTGTATTAGCAGATGATAAGAAAACTGATTCTACATATGGCGACGAAAGTGGACATACTAGAATAAGCGAGCATGTAGAGTGGATAGAAAAAACAATAAAAGAGGTTGTAGATGCGCAAGAAAAAAAATAGTTGGGGTTTGTTACCTTACGAAAGAGAAGATCTACATGGTTTATCTGCTGATAGTGGTCAATATTTTGGATGGGAAATTACTAAATTTAATATAGAAAATTTATGGAGATACTCAACTGGCAAAGGAGTTGTTGTTGCTGTAATTGATACTGGATGTGATTTCAATCACGATGATCTTAAGGATAACATTATAGAAGGTAAAAATTTCATAGAGATAGGCAAAGACCCGATGGACCGTAATGGTCACGGTACTCATGTGAGCGGCACAATCGCTGCCTGCAACAACAATAAAGGTATGGTGGGTGTTGCTCCAGAAACTAAAATAATGCCCCTCAAGGCTCTTAATGATCAAGGACAGGGCGATCCAGAAGCTATAGCGAAGGCTGTGGTTTATGCTGCGGATCGCGGGGTTGATTTTATTACTATGTCTTTGGGTTCTCCTTATCCATTTATTGGTATAGAAAAAGCTATAAAATATGCTGCTGGCAAAGAAGTTGTAATATTTTGTGCTGCTGGTAATTCTGGAGAAAACGCTCCTATAATGTATCCAGCTAAATACAATAATGTGATTTGTATTGGAGCTATTGATAAAAATTTAGAAAGAACTTCTTTTTCTTGTAGTGGAGAAGAGCTAGATTTTTTAGCACCAGGACATGAGATAGTCAGCACCGTGCCGGGTAATAATTATGCTATTATGAGCGGAACTAGTATGAGTAATCCGTTTGCTGTGGGCTGTGCTAGTCTTTTGTTGTCTCGTAATACTAGTCAAAAAATAAGCCTTAAAACATATGATGATTATATAAATGTATTTAAGAACAAGTCTAAATCTCTATCTAATCCAAAGTATTCTGGAAAAAAAGAATATGAGGGCTATGGAATACTACACCCTTTACTTTAACCATAATTGGTAAAAACATTATTAAATATGTCAAAATCAAAAGTAGTATAGTTAATCTTAAATTTTTGAATAAGATAGGGTAGGCTCAACTGATCTTGTATAGAATAAAAAACGTTGTGGAAGAACCATTCTTTTAATAAGTTTGTTTCTTTATTAGCTATAAGTTTTTTTGAATATATAAAAAGACCACAAGCAAAAAGACAATTATCATTAAAATTTTTATCTGAGATGTAGTCTTGAATTTGTTTTTCCATATTTTCACCGTAATATCTATCTGTAAGGTACCTATTTCCAATTTTAATATTTTCTTTTACAAAATTATATTCGTCTATTATTCTACTTCTGTGCGGATGCTTAAATAAACACATATCAAAATCCTTGATTTGTTTAACAAGCTCTGATATACATTTTTTTTTGAAATGAAACTTAGAGTCTGACCAAACATAATAATCATATTCTTTTTCATTGTCGTACATCCAGCCAAGCATCTTGGGAATTTTGCCTTTTAGTCTGGGGTGTAGGCTATTAGACCTACTTGGAAAGTTACTGTCATCATAATTAAAAACATCTATCTCTAGGTTGTCTAATTCAGATG